GTCAACCTGGAAGCTGCGGCCACGGTCCTTAGACAGGGTCAGGGTTTCCCAAGTGCCGGTAACGTCGCCCTTGGTATAGCCGTTGTTGCGGTTGTAGTTGCCAAGGCCGTCCATAGAGGTCTTGAAAACCTTGATGGTGTTGCCGTTCAGGATGTCAACCTTGGTGGCGTCCAGGATAGCAGTACGAGAAGATACCTTGTATACTTCGTCCAGAAGGGGCAGATAGGTCTGAGCAAGTGCGATAGTATTTGCCATAATGAATTACCTCCTTATACGGGCAGCCCAAAGTTTGCTCGCAGGGCAGCCGTTTTGCGTTTCTTTTCGTCGGGGTTGTCTCCAGCCGGAGGAACCGGTGTTTCCTTGAGGATCTTCGCCCTCAGCTCTTTTTCCATATTCGCAATGTGCTTTTTCATTGCGGAGAATACGGCGTCCATGTCGCCGTCGGCCATCGCCGTGGAAGCCTCGTCAGCAAGCTTCTCTTCGCAACCCAGGCCAAGATACGCAGCCTTGTAAGTACTGAGCATCTTTTCCTTGCGCAGGGTATCGAGCTCTTCCTTCATTGCCAGCTCTGAAGCCGTTCTGTCTGCTTCGCGCTGTTCTTCTTCCGTCATTTTGCTTCTCAACTGTTTCTTGGCGGCGGCAAGCTCGCTGGAAATCTTGTCAAACTGTGCTTTGGTTACAAAGCCTTTCTGGGGAGCAGCGGGTGCAGGTGCCTTTTCGGGTTCAGGCGCCGGTTCGGCGGCTGGGGCGGCGGGTTCGTGAGTCTCAAGCAGAGTAAGCTTTTCCTCAGCAGTCATATCCTCGCGATAGCCTTCAATGGCGGTCCAATCAATGTTCATGTTGGTTCCTCCTTTGCGTTTGAGCAGTTCTCTCTGCATGTTGTATGGTGCGAAACTTATATAAGCCGCTTTCTCTAGCGGCTTGCGGGTTATTTACCCTCGCTTCTCTGCGAGCTGTTTATATCAAAACCGAGGAAGTTTCACTCTTCCTCGGTTTCAACCTGGGTATTGGGGTTTGCACCCTGATTGTTTGCAGCATTGGGAGTGTTCTGCTGAGCGTTCTCCTCGCGCTGCTTCTCGTAGTATTCCATAGATTCTTTGTATGCTTCCTCGGCGTCAACAAACATGCCGCAATGGGTATAAGCCAGGCGGGGAGCAATCTTTTCGTTCCCGAGCATGGTTGCCAGTACCTGGGAGCGCACCTGAATGTCTTCGTAGTTCCTGCGGGTGAACTTTTCTGTAATCTCAGTCGGCTTCAGGTCCAGAACGCCAAGGTCTCTACAAATCTTCAGCACCAGTTTCAGGAAGTTGCCTTCGGATTCACGCCAAAGCAGCTCGGTGTCCTTGGCTCTCGCCTCCGCATTGTACCAACCGTTACGCACGATCACGGCACCGTTGTTGCTGCTGTCGGAATTATTACCCATCGCCTGAGACGGCATTCCGGTTATACGAAGCACTTCATCGTACAGGGCATCCAACTGCACCTGCTGATCCGCCTGCTTCATATCCGCGGTCAACAGTTTGATCGCGCTCTGCATACCGTCCGTAGACTTGATTTTTACCGCGCCTTTCTTGCGCATCTCATCAAAGCCTTCGCTTGAAATCTCGCAGTTCTCAAACACCATAAGGGCCTGTACAAACTGCTCGGTAGCGTCGATTCGATTGCTATGAAGAGTGTTGATGGAGTCAAGAAGCGTTTCAACAATCTCAAAAGCACCGATTCGCCAATTGTTGTTGACGTATTCAAACATCGGAACGGTGCCAAGGCTGTGCGCTGAGGCAACTTTGACCTTTCCACCCACAACTTCGTAGTACATCTTGGGCGTATAAACGGAGTAAACCGTCTCTTTTTCGTTCTCGTGGTCCAAAGCGGCCTTTTCGATGAACTTCACGCCGGCCAGAGGCTTTTCGCCGAGGCCACTGCTATAAATCACGAATGAGTAGCGCGGATCCAGCGTATAAATGAAGAACGGAGGACCGTCTTCATCGTCCTCATCCGTATTGGGCAACACCATTCGAGTGGCAGTGCCGCAAATCGTAAAATCGTCCGCAATCTCCTTGTCGCGGGCCGCTTTATTGTTCATATACATGAACTCATTCAGTTTAGAAACCTTTTCTGTGGCTTCACTGATGCCTCGACTTATGTAGGCAATCGGCTCAGACAAGAGATAAGAGACCTTGAACGAAACGATTTCGTTTGCATGGTTTGCAAGCACCTTGTTGTTGATTTCTTCGCGAACATCTTTTGAGCGACTCAGAATCGCCTGTTTGCCCCTGTAAACGTCGTACAGGTGCTCGCATTCTTTGGCGTTCTTCATGTGTATCGGCAAAACGCGCTTCAGAATCTCAACGATATTTTCTGCGTTGATTTCCGATTCGCTTATCTTTATCTTGGTTCTTCCATATGTTGCCAAAGCAATCACCCCTATCTGTAGGCATTAAAAAGGCCGCTGGAATACTTCCACAGCGGCTCCGGCAAATGATTGTACGTACTCCGCATACATCGCAAATGCATCCGGCACGTCATCGTGCTTGTTTTTGCCAACCATCGTATATCCACACAGAAAATCTAGCATTCTGCGATATTCGCGCTTCGTTTTCAGCAACGAATCGTCCAGGAACAAGCAGTGCTCTTTGACCCAGGGGGAATTTACGATTATCTTTGTGTCTTTTTGTGAAGTAGTGTACTTTGTCGTGATTTTTGTGCGACCGCCCTTGGCTTTTACCTCTTTTTGAACTTTTTCCGCGATTTTTCCGCCCGCGGAGTTTGATTCGAATCGCACCATGTGCACTTTATGTCTCAAAAGCGCCGCGACTAAGCGTTCCTCAACGATCTCAGGCTTGCCATTGTCGCAAATAACACTCTCAACGTAATGGTCATTGCCGTACTGGTAGACAATCGGCATCACGCAATAGTCCGTACCGCGGTCTTTTGTGTCGCATATGGCCAGAACGGCATCCGGTGTGCGGTCGGGCAATTCAAAGTATCTGCGAAGCTCGTCCGCGGCATACAATTGGCCTTCACGCTCAATCGGCTGGTTCATGTACAGGGCCCGCCAACTCGGGTCGTCCATTATGTTGCGCTGCTCGCGGTAAAACTCGGTGGTGAAGCCTACTCCGTAAGCATAATCGAAGTTGCTCTCGTCGTTTTCGTCCATCGCAGGTACTACAATGAACTTCGCACGAGGATTGCTCCCGTATTCGGCTTCCAGGCGTCCAATTACGTCGTGAACTGACCATCTGGTTGCGATGTGCAACTCCTTACAAGTGTTACCGATCTTACGTTGTCTAAGGTCGGTCGTGTAGGTCTGCCACAGCTTATCAAGGCGTTCACGACTCAAGGCAACCTCTATGCCGCTTACCAAGTCATCGCAATACAAAAGCGTTGCCGCTCGGTACAAGCCGGCATTTCCTGTTCCGATCGACGTGAATTCCAGCGTTTCAAAACGCTTGCGCTTGCCCAAATCGATTCGGCAGTCCTTTGCGTTGGTGTTGCACACTCCAACACCTGGGAATACTTCATGCCACAGGTATTCGCCGTTGCTATCGAAGATTCTCAAGCACTCGTCGTATACCCCGCGAACAAACGCGTTACTATGGCTGCCAGTCAGGATCGGCTTGTCCGGGATCTTGCCGGCTAACCACGTCAGATAGAATATCGCCAGCGTACTCTTGCCAGCGCCAGGCGGTAAGCTAATCGCCAGCAGGTCAAGCTCGTCGTCCGCAAGCCGCTGAAGTTCGTCCACAACCTGCCGCAATACTTTGCGCCGCGGGGCGTAAAACCGTTTCTCGGGTTCTCGCTCCCACTCCACATACAACAGAAAACTGTCAAAGTGGTACGGTGCCAGCGCATGCAGTGTCTGCTTATGAATCTCCATCAGCTTCTGAGCCTTGCTCAGGTCCTTGCGCACAATCACGGGGATTACGCGCTCACATTCGCACACAAGCAGCTTTAAATACTTTAGTGCAAGCTCGGTCTCGCCCTTCTCAATCTCGGACCTACATACGTTACACAGGTCCTCAAATGGTGCTATATCTTTGCCCTCGAGGAGCTTCGTATAGATCGCTTTTAGCAGCTTTTCCATCCTTAGCCTCCTTTCTGGGCATAAAAAAAGACCCCGCGGTAGGCATTGCCTACCTTGAGGTCTTGAATTGTCGTCGTTATTTGTCTCTCTTGTTGAACATGCCCATTGAACCTAGCAAAAAGATCACTACTGCAATGAGCAGTTTCCTTATTCACGGCACCATATCTATCAGTTTTTTGTACATCGCGGAGCCTTTGGTCACCGTTTCTGTAGTCTGGCTTCCATCACTCCATATAATTCTAAACGTCATCGTGCCATCATTGATTTTTTCGGTCTTTTGCTTTGCAGTCGCCGCACCGATAAACGCACCAGTCGGTCCGGCAATCATGTCGCCAACAATCGCTCGTCCAACCGCGCTCGTGGTGCTTGTTCTGCTTCCGTATGTAGGGCCGGTGGAATCCAAGATCCGCACACTTGTGATGGTGCGAACGTTCCTGCCGTCATACACAGGCTCACGCTTATAGGATTTGGTGGGCGGCGCAGACGAAAGACATGCCACTATGATCACTACAACAATCCATGCACCAACCACACCGATTGCGAGTTTCACGAGCATGCGTATTGCAGCTTCCCGCGGAATCATGTCCGCCGGATGGATTTCGCTAATGTTTGCGCTACCACCGCTCCTAAGATACAGTTTGAGCAATACAGGCAGTTTTCGGTCGAGGCAGTTCTTAATCTCTTCGTCGGCGCCCTCATACTGTGCTACGGTGCCATACCATCTATCATCGGGCGTTCCAGCAAGGTAGTATTCGCCGTCTTTTGCTTTAATCGCCCATTCATACCTTGCATTGTAATAAGGCGCAATGGGATATGCTTTGGCCGTTACATAAACGTCATAGCCATCGTACTCCCCCGAAACAACATCCTCGTAATACAAAACAGGTGCGTCCATTTCGCTGTATAGCATAACACCGAAGAAAACACCCGTTATTATGAACACAACAGCTAACCACACATGCCCCTTCCTCACTCAAATCCCCCCTGTTCATCTTTGCATTAGTATAACACGAAAAGAAAACAAGGTAAAGAATATTATGTCAGGATCGGCTCATGTTCACCCTGAACCCATTCAGCGCCCTTGCCATATCGATACATGCCCTGGTAAAGAGGCTTGTTGTCGATAATCACCTGAAGGGTGCTTATACTGAACTTAGTGCCGCTTCTGTTGGTAAGGCCACGCTCGTTGAGTGCGTCGCAAATAGATTTGAATGTAGCACCAGCGTCCTTTGATTCGATTACAAATCGGACGACTTCTGCTTCTTCAGGAACGATCTCAAGCCTACCGTTATTAGGAGCATATCCGAACGGGGGCCTTCCTCCGCTGTAACCACCCTTGGCGGCTTTTATCTTTCTGCCGCTACTGGTGCGCTTCGTAATGTTGTCTCGCTCCATTTCTGCTACGCACAGCGTAAACGCCTCAAGCATGTTCGCAAACACTCCAAACTGGCCAAAGTCCTCCGCAATGCTGATTAGGTTCATGTCCTTCTTCTTCAGCATCATCTTGTAGTAGTAGTAGATGTTAATGTCCCTGGCCACTCGGTCGCTCTTAGCAACCACTACGGCTTCGTGTGGCGGATTGCTCACATCGCCATAGATGATCTCATCAAATCCGGGGCGCTCCTTTGCACCGCTTTCACCCTCGTCCATCACCCAACGAGTGATTTCCATATCATTCTTAGAACAGTACTCTATGATCTGTGTCTTTTGAGCGTCGATGCCAAATTTGTCCTCTCCCACCTGACCGTCTGTAGAAACTCTTACGTAACCAATGACGTTCTTCATGTTTTTCACCTCTGCGATGATTATACATGAATTACGATTACTTGTCAATAGTTTTCGTAAGCCTTTTTGTTTTTTAGGGGAATTTGAGGGGGTAATTACGGGAGGCCTGGCTTTTCTATATACCCCCTAGGGGGCTTGCCTGGTATCGGCGACCCTTCTGCCAAGGGTGGGCAGGGAATGCAAGCATGTATTACGATTAATCTTGAATTTTCTTCAATTCCCTATTGACAAATTACGATTAATCAATTATAATAATAATCGTAAAGAACACAACAACGCGTCAACCACAAACAACGGGAGGGAAACACAATGAAAAACGTTGAAAAGCTTTGCCAGGAATACAAGGAACTCCAGCGCATGCAAGAGGCTGTCAATGCAGAGATGGAAATCATCAAGGAAGCAATCAAAGCCGCAATGAACGGATCCGAGACTTTGACGGCAGGCGCGTACAAAATCGCCCACAAGCTTGTGACAACTTCGCGAATTGATACCGCGGCCCTGAAGAAAGCACTTCCGGACGTCGCCGAAGCATTCACGAAGAAGACGCAGAGTATGCGCTTTACTATCGTATGAGCACGTTGATCGTAATGTCTGCCTGTTGCTTGTTTGAAGCAATTCACGGGGTTATAAAGCCCCGTGAGCGCGGGCCGTACGTTTACCGCAAACCAGACGTTTATAGAAGGGACGAAGCTATATGACTAGCAAAACATTAAATGAAGCGCTTCAAGTGCTGGGCGTGCAAAAGCACTACATGCACGAAGGCACTGAGGAATCCGCTAAAATCCAGTCCGCATATTATGACGGTATGCGTCGTATGCTTGAGTTGATTGTGTCCGAAGCGTATTCAGATAATGCTTTTGTAGTTATCGAAAACGGAAAGCATAAAATGCTTGCTTGACACACACGCCACAACGAACTAAAATTAATGGAGGGAATAACAATGAAGAAGGGTAACAACATGCAGACTAAAATCAGCGCCGGAAACAACAAGCTCGGAACCATCGCAAACATTAGCTTGACTCCTGGCAGAACCTGTAGCGCCGATGCCTGCAAAACCTGTTTGACTGGCGGTTGCTATGCAATGAAATCCTACCGCATGTACAAGAATGTTCGCGCCGCATGGGATGCAAATACAAATCTTGCATTGACGGCCCTTGACGTTATGGAGGCGGATTTAATGGCCTACTTTGGCGCGGTTACCGCCCCGCGGTTTTTCCGCGTTCACGTCGGCGGGGACTTTGTTTCGCGCGAATATGCGGCAATGTGGGCCCGCGTTGCGTCTGCAAATCCCAATACAAATTTCCTTGCGTTCACAAAGCAATGGGATGTGGTCCGCGGGATTGAATTTCCTGCAAACTTTTCTCTCGTGCTATCTTCCTGGCCTGGAACCGAAATCCCTGCTGATTTGCGCGAATTGTATTCCGTTGCCTGGCTTGATGATGGATCCGGCGACGTTCCTGAGGACGCCATTGAGTGCCCTGGCAATTGTGCTACTTGTGGTGTATGCTGGAGCCTGGCAAAGCGTCATTTGGACGTGCGCTTTGCAAAGCATTGAGGGGGGCTGGGAAATGTTTACATTGTTTGCCTGCATTCTGTTTCCCGTCGTCGTCCTCAGCGAATTGCTCAAAATCAGCAAATAACACAAACCCCGCATCAAGCGGGGTTTTTCTTTGTCCCTTCCTGGCTTGCTATGAGGCGCCGTGAAGGGCTTTTGTTTTGCCTTGATGGAATGGACTTGCAAAGCATGTACAGCGCTGTCTGAGGGCCGTTTCTGGCCTTCCGGCGCTGTGCCTTGACGTGGCTCCCGGACGTTTAAAACGTCATTCGCTGTCAAACGCTCAAAATGGCGTTTTTAGAGGCTTTATGCCTCAGCGCGTATGAGTATACCAGGCACGCTGTTTTGCCTGTTTGGTGGGTATTTTGAAGCCTTCAGCGCATATCGTCAAGCGTGTATCCTTCATGCCGTCGAAGCGGTTACGGCTTTCCAGCGGGCTTTGCCGCCCTTGCCTGCCTTGACAGGGCCAGCGGGCCTAAAGGGCCTAGGGCTTTGGCGGGGCCTTCCCTGTGCTTTCCTGGCCGCTTTCCCTGGTTTTTTCAGGCAGATCCTGCACCGGAACCTGGCTGCGGCTGCGCCAAGAGTCGCGAGAGAGTCGCAGCGAAAGTCGTTTGAAAAGTCGCGAAAGTCGCGGCGTTTTTTGCTTGAAAAGTCGCTCGAGAGTCGCGACAGAGTCGCGGGCCATCGGTGGAAAGTCGCGAGCTTAAGAGTCGCTCAGAGTCGTGTCGACCCTCGCCTCGGAACCGTCGGTGATGTACCGCTTGGCGATGTCCTCGGCGCTGTACTCGGTTGCCTCTCGGGTGTTGGCCGTGATGACGTGCTCCTGCTTGTCGACCAGGCCGTAATAGTTCTTCGCTCGGAAGAAATACACGATCGGATTTATCTCTCCAGAGATCGTTTTTTCGGCGTCATAACGCTGTATAATATCCTTCGCTTTTTTTAGAATGGAAGCCGTGTTACTACTAAACCCATTCTTACTACCATTACAAATCTGTCTCATATACTCTATAGTAAACCCAGTAGACATATAGAGACCTTCAACGGTAGGTATAGAACCACGATCCATACAGCGATGGAAATAGGCGTTAAAAGCGTTAACGAGTTCCTCGTCGTTTTTGACCTTAGGCTGTTTGTAATCCTCAAGGATCTGGGACAAGAGCTTAGAGCAATCAGCCTTTTCCTGAGGGGTTTCAGGCTGTTTCTTGTGCGTCGGGAGGTAACTAGCGTTACCGCCTCTGGGCTTATGCTTAGGCTTATCAGCCGTCTTAGAAGCAGCCGTTTTGTTTTCGTTCACGATAGCGAGCCTCCTTTCGTTCGGGGTTTAAATTCCTCTCGGGGTGTTGGGAGAAGGGATAAATTTACACCCTGACGTTCCGTGAGGAGGTAAGAACGAACAGGGTGTAGATTTATCGTTGGAGGTGAGGAGATATGGGATAAAGGGGAGTCAAGGTTATGTGTACGCTGCCCCCATCCTGCTAAGAACTCGGCTGGCTGAAGGGAGAGAAACAGACAGCCCGAAAGTTGCGTACTCCCAGTATCGGGGTTGAGGGGGGTATAACCTCCGATCCACGCCAAACCTTAACTCGAAGGAGGGTTCCGATGGGAGAGGAAGGCATCGGAACCAGGAGGACAAAACGAAGGAGCCTCCTAGGTTGGAAGCTCCTTCTCTCGTCGATTGTATTATACCACGGTCATTTTCGGTAAGTCAAGCATGATTTCCGCATGATTTCCGCATGATTTCCGAGCATTTTTCGATTTTCGACTACGAGAGGACTCTAGCCATAGTGTCGAGTCCCTTGTCGATCATTCGCTTGAGGGTATCTTTGTTGTTATATGCTTCTCCGAATTCTTTGTTGAAGCCTTCAACGATGTTGCGCCAGAAATCCTCCTGTATGTACTTGTGTACGATCAAGAATCTTTCCTTGGGTGTCAGGCTTTTGAGACCCGTTTCCACGCTCCAGACGGATATATCTTTGTGCTTGAGTTCGGCTTTCTTTTGCTCTATCTCCAGTTCAATTTCCTCAACATCTGCCGGCTGATAGCCGTTTGCGAGTTTCATACCTAAGATTGCCGTGGGATCGCTGGTGGTAGAGCCTCTGGGCATATCCGTGATCACTTGTGTAATATGCACTTCGTTCTCAACGATATTGTTTTTGAGGTCCTGCACGATTTTCTCAAGCCGCGGGATATCTCGCTTCAGAAACTCACACCTTGCATAGTGCTCCCTATAGTTCTTGAGATGCGTTTCTATGGATTCCCTTGTCAATGTCTGCATCCCTCCTTTTTCCGTCTCGTAAGAAGTTTTCTGGCTCTTCTGTGCATTCTCCAGCGTTGGACTACCGGGCAGTCGTTCACGAGTGCGTACCAGGCCCTATTGGAGAATCCATTCTGGATGCAAGCCTCAAAGACTGCATCCAGATTCAGGCACATATCCTCGCCAATCAGGTCGGTAGGCTCCATATCAACAACTTCTCCGATTTTCATTTTCTGCCATTCGTGTCCTGTCCAGTAGAAAACCGGAGCGATGAGGATGCTGTTGTTCTCGCCCATAGTCGTTCCTCGTTAGAACGGCAGTTCAGAGTCGTCTACCTGAGTGAATCCGCCGGCTGCCGGAGCTGCCTGTCTGGGTGCGGATGCTCCAGAAGTCGCGGGTGCCGCTGTGCGGGCATTTTCTTCGCTGGAATTCAGGAACTCAACGCTATCGGCAACGATCTCGGTAACGTAGCGCTTGGAACCATCGCTTGCATCATAGGATCTAGTCTGGATGGTGCCTTCTACCGCGACCTTGCGGCCCTTGGACAGATAGCGCGTACAAAGCTCGGCAGTCTGTCGCCAGCAGACGATGGTGAGGAAATCCGCTTCACGCACACCCTGTGCATTTGCAAAGCGGCGCTGTACCGCGAGGCGGAAAGTGCACTGTGCGACTCCAGAGGAGGTAGTACGAGATTCGGGGTCATTTGCCAGGTTTCCGATCAAAATTGCTTTATTCATTGTTTGCACCTCCGGTATTGTCCTTGTTGTCTTTGGCTCTGTTTTCTGCTAGGCCTTCTAAAAGGCCTCCTAAGAAAGAAACTACTGCGCCAATCAGAATGCAAGCAAGCGCAAACGTGCCTACCGCGCCTGCAGCTATCAAACCATACTCAACGCCAGTTTTGAGAAGCTCAAGCATTTATTCTTACCTCTTTTGCTGCCTTAGGCAGCTCTTTCCAGTATTTAAAACTCCGGTACTCGGTGCCGCCATCCTTCCTGCCGTGGTTTCCGAGCACATCGGTTTTCACGATGAACACACCACCGCGGCCCCCACACGCATATACACGTTTCCCAACGGGCGGCGGGTCAAGCTTGGCGTCTCGCCAGTATCCGCCGTTGTCTTCGAACTCATCTGTAAGCCACTCTATTGTGGTTGCCGCATCAAGCAGCAGTTCTTCCAAATACTTTGGGGTTTCTCCGTCCTGTACGCGCTTTGCGTATCCTCTAAGTGCACGAATAAGATCACGTTCAAACCTCGTCATTCTTGCCCACCTCCCCATCGTAAATGTTGCCCACGATTTCAAACGATACATTTGGCGCGAATGCCCCAATTGCTGAGAATATCCTGTCCAGATCATCCACAAGGCAGAACGAACCAGACATGAATTTCACCTTTTTGACAGGCCATGCATACCCTTGATACGGTCCAGCAACCAGTTCTGCCTGGACCAGGTCGCCCTCAAATATGCGCTTGCCCGCCTTGTCAAGCATTCCCGTGCATCGACCCACGGTATTATCGTCAATGCTGTGAAACCGGAAACACTCGGGCAGAAGCGAGCCGATGTCTGTAAACAGCACCGACGGAAGGTCCGGGTCCGTGGAGGGCACATAGTAGCCCTCCACCCATTCTCCGGTGTCGATTTCTTTTGCTCTGCACAGAAGGTCGCTCATGCCCTCTCCTTCTTCACGCACACCGCGGTCATTTCGCCGTTGTTCTCAAACACCTTGACATCCAGCAGGCCGGCAATCCTGCGCATCATGTCATTTGCTCCGGCTTTGTAGCCCTTGATGTATGTTTCGTTTACATCGTCTTCCGTGTCTTCCTTATGTTCGCTCCAGTGTGCCTCATAAGCTGCGATGTTTTCCGGGATCACGTTCAGCTCTGGATGCGTTGTTTCCTGGTTCAGGGCCCACATGATGTTCCATGCCGCTGCCCGCAGGTGAGGTTCATCGGTGTCTCCACACCAGAAGCGCTTTAGATGACGGAATGTGGAATCAACAAAACTTTGCAGAGGAATACCCTTATCCACGTTTCTTTCTCCGTACTTGATCGCGCCTTCTTCGCAATGCTTCGCCAAGTCATGAATAGCATGCCAGGGAAGCAAATCAAAGCGCCCTTTGCCTGAATGCATGTCGCGAACTGCTCCAGTGCCGAATTCAGTACGCTGCCCGGAATCCTTGATATGCATATCGCTCATTTAAAGCCCCCCTTTATTTTTTGACAACGTGTCGGATGCTGCACACTTCTTTGTTGGGATCATACCAGGCGCATTGCCCTTCCAGGCATTTGTAATTGATGATCGGACAGATTTTCGTGTCAGACATTCAGATTCACCGCCTTCAGTTCTGCGTAGATCTTTTCGTCCATATCGTGTATTTTTCTTACAGCCTCTTCAAGAGTGCCGTCAAAGGATTTAATAGCCTCCATGTGCAGCTTGTGTCTCAAAGCCCTGATCGCGTTCTCAATGGTCGTGCAGTAGCTCGGAGACTGCAACACTTCAATCTGTTTGCCCGTCTTTTTGTCCGTAGTCTTGCAAATCTTGCCGACTGCGTAGCACTTGTCAGAAACGTCAATGCCATACTTTTCCATAATGTAAATCATAGTACCCTCCACTAAAGAATCTCGTTAGATTCATACCAGGCCTTGATGTCTATGCCAGTTTCTTGCTTGGCCCGTTCCAGAATGTCGCCCGTAGTGATTTCCTCCAGCATAACCTGCTGCACATAATGCATAAGCCGCAGGGTACGTTCCTTTCCGAACTTAAGCGTCCGCTTTGCTGCAATCGCAATCGCTGAATAGAAGAACGGTTGGACATACTCACTGCTCCACCTCAGGGCCGCGTTATACCCCAAATTGTAGTTCTTCTCCAGGTCCTTAGCTGTAATACCGTTGCGTTCAAGCTGCGCAAGCGTCTTTTGCTTTATGGCCGCTTCTCTGGCTTTGGCCTGAAAATAACCACTTGCCCTCATTTCCGCGTTTTCGCGCTGTTCCTGACGGGCCGCTGCTCGGCGTTGGGCACGATTACTCATGCTGTACCTCCCGCTGCAAATAGAACCATTCGTTGTATAGTTCATAGCGAGGTTTAATACCCAGCATTCCGACATCCAGTTTATGAACATCCTTGCACCAAGTTTTAAACTGTATCCATGTGCAATTCTTGCACATTTCCATTTCAGGGCAGCCACAGCGGTAAACACAATTAGGTACGAGCACATCTGAAATCTCAGGTTCGATTTCATGGAGCACCATCTTAAAATCCTCCGCAAGGCTTCTGGTTTCATCGGATGCTGTGTAACACAGGCGTTTACGGTGCGCGTCAATCAGGTGTTGTACATTGGCGTCGCCCATGAAATCAACATCCTCGTCCTGCGGCAGCTTATTACGATCGATTCCAGTTCGGTCGGTGCGTTGGGTACTAATGAACTTCTCGAACTTATGTCTGCTCCAATGAGTGGCGACCCAGCTCATGATTGCTCGCCAGTCCCAGAGAAACGAAATAAGACGTATCGGAGAATGCTCAGAAATCAAAATCTTGGTCTTGAATGTTTTGCTCGGTTCATGGCCAAGCGGCGGCTTTGATACGGTGGATCGGCACGCGTTCACTACATCCTGCCAATCACCCTTAATTTTAATAATGTTGGTCTTCATGATTCTGTCGTTACCTCTCTTCGTGTAGGTTCTTTGATGCAGGTCTCATAAATCGGACAAAAGAATCGGTCACCGCACCAGGTGCCCCAATAACATCCCCAGCACTTGTGTGTAGACTTTGCCAATCGGTCTGGAACGTTCAGTTCGCCCGCATCGAGCAGCTTCTGAACTGCCAGTGCGATCCTTCCGCACATTGCATCAATTTCATCCCTGTAGTCCTTCATGTATTGCCTTCGCCATTCTCTGCGTTCCGGGCTCTCTCCTTGGGCCCTATATTTCTCCTTGCAGGAATTGCACAACACATGAATACTTCCCGGCTCCAAATTCTGCCCACACCTCACGCACAATCCCAATTCACGTCTGGCATAATACGCCATTTGCTGCTGAAGAGCTTTATCCACCATTCAACCTCCTTTGCCGGCGATCATACCAGGCGCCAAACCGTTCGGGTTCATGCTCCGAAATGATCGTTTCCTCCGTAGTTACCCTTAATGCGCAAACCTTGCACTCCCTGGTTCTGCGCACCAGATTCTTTTCTTTGTCCGGTCTGGTATTTTTGATATACCATTCTCCAAATCCGCAATAAGGACAGGTCATGCTTTCTGTACTCCTCTCCAGGTCCATGCGCATACCCAATTATTGAGCTCGCACCTGGGTTTGTTTTCGGCATCCATGCCGAAGTGACCACAAATCAAACAGGTATTATTCTTTGCACATGCGTATTCAATGTCTGACTTGAGAGCATCTCTCTCTTCGATGGCGTCTGACATAGCCTTTAAAACTGCCTCGTTAATGTCTGCGCACTTCATAACACCCTGTTCAACATTCGGGCATACATCACACACACTATTTTCACACTCGCAGAATTTGAACAATGACATCAGCCGGCGTTCATGTTCCGTCAACTCGTCTCATCCCCCTTTGTCATACGTCAAAGCCCATCGATTTCAAGAGCGTGGTTATATTTGGCACCGCCCTTAAGGTATTGCTTGCCTTCATCGGTCTGCACCCAGTCCAGATATTCCCGCTGCATCTCGGGAGTGAAATCCTCGAGGTGCCCAAACATGATTGTAGCTACCTTGTCTGGGTGGTTCTGGAACAGCCATGCCGCTAGGCTTTGTGTGAGTCTAACCATTGTTTACCTCCTGCTTGATTTCATCGAGTTTTGCCTCAAGCTTTTGCGCGTCTTCGCTGCTACGATACGGCGCTCGGATAAGCACCCGAATCAATTCAAGCAGCTTCAGAATTGTGTTGGTTGACATGTCTTTGCGTCTACTTTCGGTTTATTTTGCCAGCCGGATAACTCTCTGGTTCTTGGATCCACGCCAGGGCAGCCCCAAAGTGCGTTCATCGATTCGGAATTCGCCATCAACCAGAACATCAACCTGTTTCAGAAACTCGCGGTATTCCTCAACGCCGCAGTCCAGAAGCGCCTCGTAGGTATATCCGGTATAACACCAGACGTTCAGGCCGATTTCGTGCGCTTTACGGGCCAGCTCGGTACAAGCCTGGGCCTGTATGAACGGTTCACCGCCGGAAATCGTGAGTCCGGTCAGGATCGTGTTCTTCTGCATTTCGGCGATAAGGTCATCTACTTCCACCTCTTTGCCGCCGTACAGATCATGAGTCTGAGGATTATGGCAGCCGGGGCAATTACGCACACAGCCCTGCGTGAAAACTGTAAAGCGAACACCTTCGCCGTCAACGATGGAGTCGTTAGAGACTCCGGCAATTCTGAGTTTCATGTTTCCTCCTTAAAAAGCTTCCATCCCTTTTCGTTAGCGACCATCTCCGCAGTCTCAAGAAAACCACGTGCTGCTTCTTCGTCTGCCCCTAGATACGCGGCCAGCGCTGCGTCTTGTTTGGCCATAATGAGGAGTTGATTTGGATGCGTGGCCGTTCTGTAATGGTTCATGCAGCCTTCTGATTTAATCATTGTCCAACCTCCGATTTTCATAATAGTCATCGTTGGCGGTAAGCACGCCGATACCCAGCAGTGCCAACGCGAAGAATGCGAATAGCAGAAATACGGCGATTGCGATTTCGGTCATAATTCCTCCTTCGGCGCTTCGGGAAACCTTAGCGGCATCCAAACTTTCGCATTGAACGGCACACTGTATTCAGGGTATATGCCTATTGCATCAATGCTTGCAAGGTTCACACGGATTACTTTCACAAGAGCAATCCAGCCCTCGTCGGGGTCATGAACGAAAACAATTTCTCCTTCAGCAGGCGGATCGTGTACCACGCTGATCCACTCGGGCTGGGCGGCTTCAAGGCGTTCGATATAGCCAATAAGTGGCAGCGCAGCTGCATACATAATCGTTACTTCACGTTCTTTCAAAGGCAGTTCCATTTCAGAAAAGAGTTCAAAAGCTTCTTTTATGGTGTCAATAACTTCTCGTCCTGTAGGCATCACTCCACCTCCTACAGCCCCAGCACTCTAGCCAGCAGATTCCACATCAGCACACCCCAGACAAGGCCATACATTACCTTGATGGTTTTAGGCCTAAGTTTCTGAAAATCGCACGTCAGCATCAGAATGCCGTTGGCTGTCCAGATTGCGAGGTTTATCCAGCCCATGACTTTTACAAACATCTCTTTACCTCCGTCACTTAATCAAATCAAGAACGTATTCTATCGCATACCATTCGGGATTCACTTTTGCTGTAATGAAGTCCTGTAGTTCAAATGCCGCTTCTAAGCCTGCAATCACAAGAATAATTCCGAGCACAATCATCATGCCAAAGCCTAACGCTTCCGTCTTTTCGGCAAAGAACAAACAAATCGCCACAACAAACAGAACCAGTGCTATTCCAGTTATCCACAGTGTAGTGTGATACAGCATAACTTTTGCTTCCGCTTGTTTGATCAGCATGGGATAAACCTTTTCAGCAGCAACTCCCAGCTTCAATGCAATTTCATTAACCACCTGCATAATCTGTTCAGAAACCATCACTCCACCTCCATCGATTCAGACAGTATCTTACAAAACTCATCAACCGCTTGGTCGAACGACAAGTAATCTCCAGATACACGACTATAAACGGTTCCGTCATCCTGCTTAAAGTAGGCTCCCTTGCCGTACCACACGCTAGATATCAGATCGAAAATCTCCCAGGCATTGTCGGCTTTAAGGCAAGCGTTATATCCGTCAAAATAACCATTTGCGTACTGATCACGCTCATGTCGAATTGCCCGAAGAAGTTCGTCCTTGTCTACGTATACACCCACGCGCCTGATTGCAGAAAAGACTTCCTTCTCAACGTGCATGTCCATAGGACCTTCTATGATTTTGATGGGAAAATCGAACTTGGTAAAATCAACCTTCGGGAAGCTGCTGCAATCGGTGAAGTGCTTTTGAAGCTCTCCGCGATAGCGAATGCTCTTAGGTTCGAACTTGTTCATCGGGTTTTACCTCCTATGCGCCGCCAGCCATTGCGCCCGCAGCTACAATTGCACAAGAAATTATAGTGGCTTCGTCGGACAATCCCGGAGATATGCCGTGTAAGAAGTTAATCCATATCCAAATAGCAAGCGCTCCATAGACAAACCTCATATTTTTACCTCTTCCTGTACGCCGCGCCATTCGTAGCAGTTTTCGTTTGCTTCCCACAAATAACACTTGTATCCGGGATTTGTGTAGTGTACACATCCTTTGCAACTTCCAATTTCGTTGGATGTTTCCGTAAGCTGCTCCACCGCCGCATCCCTCTCACGCTTGTACTGGTCGCGCTCGGCTTCAAGCTGCTGGATGAGGTCGAGATTGTCAGACTTCATTGCAACAACACATTCATCAGGTAGCAAATTATCATATGGACACTCGATACAGCCAGTTCCCCAGTTTATGCAGCACTCCAGCCCCCGCTTAATCTCCTCAGGCGTTCTGCCGTTGATCGTGTTGTCTGCTTTCATATTGCAAATTCCCCTTGCGATCTATCGACGCGTAGCCCGGCTACTTCGTAGTATTTTTCAAGATCACTCAGCAAAACCAGAACAGTATCAAACTGCTTAAACTTTTTGCACATATCCATGCTGAGTTTAACTGGCTCATCAAGCTTCATCCACGGCACCTGATATTTCCCTTCCCAATCGCTAAGCGAATACAATTCGGCGTGGTTTACGTAACGGGTATATCCGCTAAAAGTCCTCTCTTCATCATCCTTTGTTCTGTTTCTACCCCACATAACAAAAGGCATTCCAAATTTCCAACGTTTGCCGCCGTAGCAATCTCCCACCGTATGCTTTATGCTTACAGCAATTAAATTTCGCTCATTCATCGCATCCTACCCACACTCTCAACTTATCTTTGGCCATTGCAACAACATCCGTTATGTACATATTCAGTGCGTCTTTGCAAAGGTAGCCCTCAAGCATCGCTGGGTTTCCGATAATCCCTTCACCAGAAATCATAACTTCCACTTCTGCGTTCACTTGTTCCCGGCAGACGGCCAGCAATTCATTCAGCTTCATCCTTCCACCTCCGCATTGGCTTTTTTGTTTCTGCGATTCCACATTTTGATCGCTTCCCACAAACAATGTCCGAGTGATTCTTCGGTAATTGGTGTTGAGAGCATCCCGTCTTCAGGGCGAATAATCATCTCCGAGCATTTTGCGTTTCTTATCTGCGCTTTGCAATTTGGACATTCGATAACCACACCGTTAAAGCCATAGTCGCGAATAATCACCTTGATTTCAGGGCTTTCTCCGCAATGCGGGCAACCTCTGATACTCAGCATCCTTCCACCTCCGCATCCATCAATTAGCCGAGCAGCACTTACCGAGGTTTTCTCGGTTACTGGTGTGGTTATTTCCATTTTCGAAACAACCACTTTTTGCGGATTTTCTTGCGTCTGCTTCATCCATTGCATTCTGGCATGCTTTTTCAACCAACTTATACAGGTCCTTATGGGTAGTTTCAAACTGAATGGCGAACTTGCTTTCGCCCTGCTGAGAATTCCAACCAGTAGACATAAATTTATCCTCCTTAATTATCCTCTTGTTCCATTTTTGCACCGCAGTTGGGGCAGTAGTTTGTTCCACACTCTTTCGGGGTCATAATGTCAAAATATCCATCAAAACCGCACGCCGAACAACGCCACATTCCTTCGGTCGCATCATCTTCTTGCATATCAATCCACCGCCCATGCCGCACCACCTCAGCGTCTACGGCGGGGGCGGAAGTGACTATTTCAAATATCCTGCGGTCATTGGGATTGATAGAGAAATATGGGTCAGTCCCAAACCTTTTCAATAACGCGTGACGCGAAATCAGGTCACCCATCGCTTGCCCTCCTGTTTGCCCCTGCACTTCGGGCAAAACACACGTTTTCCAATGCTCCATCCTTTTTCGCGAAGCTGTGCTTTAGATTTTTTCAGAGTGAAGAAGCTTGACATCCATA